GGGGAGAGAGCCGGGGGGGACGTTCCGGCTCTTGGGGATTATGTCCCTGACCTGCAGGGGTGTTATGAAGTTCCTTCCGGGCAGGGAGGAACCTTGGCGTGTGCCCGGGACGAGTACTCTGGGGATAGGAGTCTCGTTCGGCGGGGTGTGGCTAAGACAAAAGGAAAGCATAGAGTTGTAACCATGCAGTCCGCCGAAGTCAAGCGTGTCTTGACTCCGGTTCATAACGCCCTTTACAACCACATCAGCTCGTTCGGCTGGTGTGTCCGTGGGGACATTTTGAAGGAGGACTTTGAAAAGGTCCTTGGCGATTTGCGAGAAGGTGAGGAGATCATCAGCGGGGATTATTCCCAGGCAACTGATAACATCTACCTCCCGGCCGTTGAAGCTATCGTCGAGGTTCTTTGCGAGTGTCCTGAACTGACGGAGTTGGAGAGGGAGATTTTGCGGGAGAGTTTCTCCGATCTCCGCTGGTGCAATCCTGCGATTGGGGTGCAACACCCAATCAAGAGGGGCTCGATGATGGGGAACTTGGTCAGTTTCCCACTTCTGTGTCTGCTCAATAAGGCTTGCTTTGACATCGTGGATGATGTCCGTAGCGGGGGTCGGTCAGAGACTACCCGTATCGGGAGGTTTAATGGTGACGACTGTTGTTTCGGGGGTGACTCCAAGTTCTTTGACACTTGGGTTGAAGTCACTTCCTGGTTCGGCCTTGTCGTCAACGAAGAGAAGACTGGTAGGAGCCGCCGGTGGATGGAGATGAACAGCTCCATCTATGACGCTCTGAAACACAGGTTTGTTGCAAAACCTGTTTTATCTTTTCTTCGCCCCTCCCGGTACAAACCCGGAACTATCCTCCCCGATGTCCTCCGAGGCATCTCTTCCTTTGCATGGTCTGTCCAGCAGATCATTGTGAAGGTGTGGATGAGATACGAAATTTCTCTGAGAGGAGTTTCGTCCGGTCTGTCTGAGATCGGGTCTCGGTGGATGTCGGAGCTTCTCCGATGTCGTTGGTTTAGGTCCGCGTGTCTTGATGACGCGCCTCCGTCCAACGAGACGGGTGTGGATCGGGACCTGCCTACACAGGTGGGACCTCCTCCCGATTCGAGGGCCTATGCTTTTGTTACGGCCGCCTCAGCTGAACTCTCTCGCGATAGAGTCAGTACGTGGATGGGTGTGAGGGTTAAACCTCACACTGTCACCCTTGATAGGCAGGCTTACCGTAACAGAACTAGACTTCTCAATCCCCGGCTCTCTTCCCGCTTTGAGAGGGGTGAGTGGGAGTGGCGGTTTGTTTGGCCCTCGGAGCTGCTTCTTTTTGTGAAGGAGCAGTTTCCTTGGGTTCTCCGGACTTCTACTCGATCTAAGTGGATGGATGACCACCCGTTCCTCAGTCGCCGAAGGGTCTTTTACGAGACCCGGAGGACCACTCGTCCCTCTTGGAGGAACCCAATTTTCGCCTCTGCCTTTTGTTCTGACTACCCGTTGGGGTACCGCTGACAAACTGCAGGCTGCGTTCGTTTGCTGTAACAGGGAGG